TCCCACATTTCATCTGGGGAATCCATCAACTGGTCTTTCGATTCGTTGATGGCTTTAGCATAATCAAATGGACTATAACTCATGAGAAAAACTCCGACAAATCTGATACACGTTTGTCTTTACGTATCTGTCTATGAAACTCTGAGTGTTCTTTAACACCATTTTCAAACTGAGATACAGGGACTTCATGAGTGTCATTATTAATATAATCATCCAATCTACGATGAGCTTCAACTGCATCATCTGGAATAGATAGTTTTGTAAAGGGTGAGTTTGGGTCATCTTTAATTCCCCATTGTTTTACCCAGCGTCTAATAGTTTCCCAAGAATTAGAACCTTGACCATCTACAAGAGATGGATGAGTTTGGTATAACAAATCTTTTTTATATGTTAAACCCTGAGACATAAAGTACAACCAAGGTCCACCAAACATACCCTCTTGGTCATGAAACTTTGTATGGTTTCGACTTTCCAACATTGCAGACATCAAGTTAGTCTGAAACTCTGATTTGAAATCTTTCAGTTCATACTCAAACTTCTCTGGAAGATTCTGTATCTTTTTCTGAAACTCTTCCTTAGTTTTGAAGTAAAATGGATATTCAGAGCCAAGCACATCTCGCATCATTGGTGTGTCATAAATCAAAGTTGGAGTTCCAAGTTGGATTGGGTCTTGAACACTTAGATTCCAAGTTCCATACCCTTTAATGATACCAATTGAAGCATAACAATTTTTTAGGTAGTCTGAGTACAGCTCGTATGACTTCTCTTGAGGGCGTCCAAAATACTCATCGTAAGCGTACTTAAATCGGTCACCTACAGGAGATTGTCCAGATTGTGGTTTCTTGATAGTATGGTCTGTACAATACACCACATATTCTGGTGGTAGTCCTTCCATATATTCTGGAAGGATATCTCTACCAGTTGTGCTGTGCCACCTGTGATTAAATGCAATAGGTTTTCCACCTCTCGCCCATAAATCATTATCTTTTTTTGGAAGTTGATTGGCTGCAAGTGGCATATAGGACAACTTATTCTTAATGGTATCATTCATGTCAATCACATGAGCTCTTCCATTCTTCCAATTGTCTTTCCAGTATTCCAAACTAGCTGGACCATGCACAAATGCTCGTGTAGAAAGATCTACCGCCTCCATGTGACGAAAAAACGTAGGTGGAAATAAACCAGCAGGAGCAGATGCAGGACAATCAACCCAATGAAAAAATACAATACCATCTGTATTGTTCATACCATAACGAAGTGTCAATAATGCCCAGAGTACATTTGATAGAATCTCTGGTTGGTGACAAAAAACAAAATCAATATCAACTGAAGATGTTTCTAAGTAGATATATTCACTAGGTCTGTAGAAAACTTTCTCTCTTCCAGAGAAGATTCTTTTTAGTCTCTGAGCATCAAACTCACTACGATTACTCAAAACAGATTGGGGATATGTGAATGGAATCAGTGTTACATTATCCATTTTGTATGCCTCATGTCCATCATCCATAGAATTATTCTCTGGAATCAGAATATAATGATGACACATTGGTAACATCAAAACAGTGTCCCACAAGACTTTCCAATTGGAATCCTTGTGAAACTCAAACGTCTTACCTTTCCATCTTACAGGAGAACATACATGAAGTATTCGTTTTCCGTAAAGTTCATGGTCACTTAAATTTTGCATTAGACATTATCTCCACTAAACAGGCCATTAAGTTAATTTCTTGGTCAGCTACAAATGCAGATTTGTACTGGTATTCTGCGATATTCAATATGATTGCAGGAATGGAATTTGGATTTGCCTTCTCATAAATTTTATCGTAAATCATACGATATACTTTTTGAGGGTCATTGTCAAGATTATTGACAACCCATGACCTGACTTCTTTGAAGTTTTTGGTTTTCAAAGCGTCCATTAAGGCATTCAAACTTGCATCACTGATATTTAGCAGAATACCAGCATCAATCTTTCCAGAAACAGAATATCTCTGGAGTTCATTCAGAACTCTACGAAAATCTGGAAAGTGTTTCATAATGAGTTCTGCAACTACAGGAATATCATATTCAATATTTTCCTGTTTCAGAATATCAAAACATCGTTTCATAAACAAGTCTGCTTGCTTTTTTGGATTAGTAATGATATAATCCACAACAGCACAACGAGAATGAATCGGTTCGATTATTCTGGATTTGTAGTTACAAGTGAAGATGAAGGAACAATTACTGGAGTACTGTTCAATAAAACCTCTCATGGCTGGTTGAACAGTGTCTGGCGTCATGTAGTCAGCTTCATCCATGATGACAACTTTTCTACCACCTGACATTGAAACGGAACTACAGTATTGTGTAAGTTTATTACGAAGAGTCTCAATCAACCGACCTTCATTCGATCCGTTTACTATGATATAATCACAATTAAGAGACTTACACAATACTATAGCTGCAGAAGTTTTACCAGTGCCTGGACTTCCACTAAGAATAAGATTTGGTATCTTACCCTCACCAATAATATCTCTGAAAGTATTTTTGATACTTTCAGGCAAAATCAAATCATCAATCGTAGAGGGGCGATACCTCTCTACCCATAATATATCATTATTCATCAGCCTCCGTATGTTGAAGACGCTTCAGTGGCTACCCAATATTGGAGTTTATCTTGATGTGAAAAACGAGAGATTCCTTTTGATGAGATTTCTACATCATAATCATTTAGAATCATTTTGAAATTCTCAATTTTGAAAACGAATCGAAACCTTTTGTCAGATGTTTCATTCAAAACAATTTTGAATGTATCTGAGGAATCATTGTTGACATCCAGAGCTCTCATGACCATTTGTTGACCATCAGATTCTACAGAAATTTCAGGAGTTCCCAAGACATTTCCTGCCTTAAGAATTTGAGATAGATTGTCCTGAGACAACCTAAATCTTACCTCTGGGTCTGGAACAGTGATATTTTTTTCCGGCGGTGTGACAATCATTGAAGGGTCACAATAGACATAATTCAAATGTCTTTTGTCATCTCCAATCCTGACTGATTTTTCTCCAAATACAAAGTTTGGATTTTCAAACAGAGAAACAGCACTCAGGAACCTATTCACTTCATAGATTGCAAAGTCAGAAGTAAAGGTTTCTTCAACCTTAGCTTCTGCAAGAATATTCTTTTGAACTGATACAGTTCTTAGAGTGTTTCCGGCTTTGATTTCAATAGACATATTAATGTCACTGAAGTTTTTTAATAAATTTAGTGTTTGTTTATTCATTTTCATCATACTCCATAATATCTTGTTCTTCCCAATCACGAGCTTTAACTTCTGCAGCTCTCTTGATTCTGGAAAATGAACCACCTATTTCTACACCATCTTCATAATATCGAATCATGTACTGTCCGGCTGTTTTAGAACCTAGAACACGTTCATTTTCTTCAAGAACTTCAATTGTTGCTGTTTTCATTTTTCCTTTCATGAATTGATAAAGCAATTACTGCATAATGAATGACTTTCATCAAGTCGTTCTTGTTATACCCACTCTTCTTACCATAACGCTGGGCATACTTAATAATATTACCTAGGGCAAAACCTTCACCATGCCCAGCGTCTATGATAAATTCTGTAGATTGGATTTTGCCAGCTGCATAATGTTGGTCATACGTACCATCAATATACTTCTGGACTTGTTTAAGGATTTCACCTTCATTGAATTTGTACATAGTATCTCATAATAAAATTGAAATGTCAAGTTAAAACAATTTACCAGGCTTTTTAGTTGAAATGAAACCTTTTTCTTCCTCACCTCTAGAATAATTTTGAGGTAAAAGAGTTTCAAATCTCCAAGGCCATACTCCATGCTCTTTTTTGAACTTGCATGAGGCTTCTATTGCTGTTTCTATAGCATTTAATTCAGTATAAAGTCCTTCTCGTTTTTCATTCAAAGGATTTTTCTCTGTAGGAAGTCCAGTATGTCCTATAAAATAGGAAGGTTTATTATGTCTAACTAGTGCCCTGGCAGCATTCATGACATATTCATAAATTTGTCCTTCCTTTACAGCATATCCAATTTCATTTCGTTCTGTATCTATTGCACCACCATAAGAATATTTGGGAGTGTTAGCATCATAATTATCAAGATTATCAAGATAATCTTTTACATCACTGTAATCGTAAGTTTTGAATTTTGACCACGCTCCATTTTTTCGTACTGCTTTTTTAATAGCTGCATTTTTAGTTTGGAAAGGTACATTTTTCAGGGCTTTTAAATAATCTCTGAAAGCATCTTCTGTATTTTCAATCCACCCTTTGTGTACCCTGTAGGTGAGTGAAGCTGCTAAACCATCCGTTGTATGACCTTTGTTACTTGGATGGTCATTTTCAATATCTTGAAGGTCATATTCTGCTTGTTCAGTGTCAAATTCATAAACATCAAATAACCACTGTTTAGTTTTGTTTCTCCTAAGTGCAGTTACCCGATGCACACCAACAATCAGTTCATATAGGTATGTTTTACCATCAATTTGAATCGGATTTTCAAGTTCCTTTACAACAGGCAAAGGGCAGTTATAATCAATACCACCATTTTCAAATCCTTTTTGTAAGTTAGATACGTTTTTTTCATCCAATTTTGTTCTTGTGATATTTGCGGGGCGACCTTTTTCATCTAGAGGAATCCAAATTTTATCTAGGTCTATTAATTGTGGAAGGTCATACTTAGAATTACAACCTTGAATGTAGACATATGAGGCATGCCTGGCCTTTTGTGGGTCTAAAACCATGATATTCCTTTTATTAAAATGTGAGTAATTACAGAGATCGAAGTGTCAACTGTAAAACCATGATGTCAATTACTTATTGGTATCATGTTATGTGATTATATTTATATACTTTACAACATTATAATTCAAATGTCAAGTCATAAATTCTTCTAAAGTTATATTCTTTTTGTGTGCCTCCATGTTTTTAAGGTTATACTTAGCTTCTGCAAAAGTAAAATTAGGTTGAGATACAGATACTTTATTTCTTTTGTCTGTGACATCCAACCATTCTAAACTTTCTTCTTTCGGATAATTTTTGGACCAAGGTAAAGAAGATTCCCTGAGCATAAGTTTCTTGGCTTTTTTATTCAATGGATACAGGTATCGAAACATTAACCCATCTATTCTTTTTATACCTTTATGCAACATAAAATCTGTAGTCAACCAGAATACTTTGTCTTTTCCTAGAAACTTAGCATTCTCTTTGCATAGTTCTTTAGTAGTTCTTGGATGAAGTTTTTCTCCATTCTCCATTAGGTAAACTGAAGTAAAATATTTTTCTCCAAAGTAAAAGTTTGAGGCCTGATATACGAATCCACACTTTCCCATAATACCATCAGCCATTGTATATAAAAATTGTGCATTAGTGTTTTCTTTTAGCCATTTGATAGTTGCAGAAACCATCTGACTTCCTGCTTGAGATTTACCATTGAGTTCTGAAACCAAACACATCTTGCCAATCTCATAATACCAATCATTAATATCAGATTCCCATGCATCATCATTTTTATTCAGAATACCAACATTAGGAAACATCTTGTTAAAAGTATGTCTAGGTTGAGTTCCCCAACCTAATGTCAATACTCCTTTCAATTCATCCTCTAAGAAGAATCCAAGATAGTATTTTGTAATAGATGGCATTACAGGTGAGTAATGGTATTTCTGCACAAAGTCAACAGCAGATACTTTGTGCAGTTTTTTTACCTCAAAGTTAAACTTCATAATATAGGGAGTAAAGTTTAATCAGAAACAATCTTAATTGAGCGTTTCTTTTTGCCCTCTGGTACGACTTTCTCCATTGAGATTGTCAACATTCCATTTTTCATGGATGCATCATTCACAACAACATCGTCGGCCAGTGAGAACTTTTTGGTGAATTTACGAACAGCAATTCCCTTATGTACGTATTCAGGTTCAGTACTGTCTTTGAAAGGTTCACTATCTTTAGATGATATCGTCAGAACATTGTCGGCATATTCTATATCCAAATCCTCTTCTGAGAATCCAGCTACAGCCATTTCAATGTCATAACTTGTACCATCACGTTTAATTATATTGTATGGGGGAAAATTTTGAGTTCCTTGAAAGGAATCAGTAAAGAAGTCAGATTGAAGTCTGTCAATTACAGAGTCAAAACCAACTCCGAATTTTGCAATCCTAAAAGGATCGAAATGAGCTTGCATAACCATAGTTATCTCCTATAAAGCAAGATTATTAAAATGTATCCCATAAGGCGATACAAAAATAGGAGTCCAGAACCGCTCCAGACTCCTATTACTATTTATACGATTAGAAAGGTATTTCAGATTCTTCTTTTTCCGAAACTTCTTCTAATCCCATAGGAACCTTGACATCCTCATCGACCTTAGAGTACAGGTCCATGAAAGAGGCTTTGGTATCCTCATCGAAACGATTGACACAAAGTTCAATCGCTTTCATTCGGTCACCGAAAATAGCGAACGCTTTAACAATATGGTCTAACCGGCGAGTAGAAATCAACTCATCGACAGCACCATCATAGAAGGACTTGCGAATCACTTCTGCCCAGGTAACAAGTCTGTCGGCATATTCTTCATCGACTTTTCCATACTTTTCCATTGAACCAATAACAATCTTTTTCTCAGTTGCAGTGGTAGGGTAGGGTTGTTCCAGTGTGACAGGAAACCTTTCAAGGAAGGCTTCGTTCAGGATGTTAGTCCCAATGAACCGACCATCATCTGAACCTTTACCTTTTGTGTTTGCAGTCGCAATGACTGTAAACCCAGGCGCTGGTTTGATGTATCGATTGATTTTCTTGATGTAAATACCATTACCTTCAAGGACCGGCTGGAGACACATGATTTTGTTAGATGCAAGGTCAATCTCATCAAGGAGAAGAACTGCACCACGCTCCATAGCAATTGCTACTGGACCAAGATTGAATTTGGTTTCACCATCAACTAGACGAAATCCACCAATAAGATCATCCTCATCGGTTTCAATAGTCACGTTGACACGTACACACTCCCGATTCAACTCGGCACAAGCCTGAGAAACATTCAGTGTCTTACCATTACCAGATAAACCAGTTACAAACATTGGGTAAAAGATTTTAGATTTGATAATGGATTTAATATCCTTGAAGTGACCCCAAGGTACAAAACCCTCAAACTTTTGAGGGACCATTTGTTCAATGTCCGTACTCATCATAAGGTTTGCATGAGCTGGTTCAGGAGCAGAGACTTCTGCAGCTTTGTCGGCAAGAACTTCAGGAGAAATCTTATGAGAAATACAAGATTTTACAGAACCTAATTCTGATTCAGATGGAATCCTAAACATACCCCGGCCAACTCTGTATGGTTTCTGCCAGATAAATGATGGTGCATACTTAGAATAACCATTCTTTTCTGCCCACTCCATTAACTCTGGACGAGACGCCTGACCTTCAGAGAAATCAGATGAAAGTTTGTTTACGATTTCAATTTGTTTTGCACTCATAACGAATCTCCAATAGGAGTTGACAAATTAGAGAGAGGAACCATTTCCTCTCTCAGTCTCACAGTATCTATTCTAGGACATATTTTCATAACTGTCAAGTCTTTTATGCAACCTTCTCAACAAATTTGTTGAGCAAGACCCGATTGATGACTTTGGATTTCATATGCTTCGCAAACGCTTTTGCCATTTTACCCTTAGTCATATCACTGGTAACTCCGAGCTCATCTGTACTGGTATTCAGTGCAGTTCCGCCTGGAATCACATAATAATCATCGTATCCACATGATTCAGAAATTGCAAACTTGTTTTTCCTGAAACCTCTACGAATCTCATCATGATTATCTTTCGGAAAGAGCCACCACATATCCTGTCTTTTGATAGTGTTTGAACCAGTGATATAGAATCCCAAAATATTGCATTGGGTTCTATCTTTTAACATATCGATTAAAAGATTTGTTCTGGACATATGGTCACGCCCATAATCATTCAATCGAAACTGTTTCTTGGTGATAGGGTCAACAAACATAATGTTTGCATCAGTGAATGATGGTTCATAATCATAATCTCTATCTCCTTCCTTGTATCGATAACTGCAATGGTTTGACGCTCCATCCGTAACGAAAACTACATTCAGATTTTGAATCTTGTTTCTACTACGATACTCTGGAATGAAATTCATTGCATTCAGAATACAAGCGTTTAGTGGAGTTCCACCAAGATTTAATCCATCTGGAACA